TAGGTTCGATCACGTGTCATGACAAGTGGTGGGAGGGGGAGCTTACCAGATTCTATATGAGCATATGCATCACATAGTTCTTCCCTGGAAAGTTTGATATCAACACCGGTGTTGACCTTTAAAAACTTCTTCAAGTTCTCAGTATTAATGGAAGGGTTACATACAGTCTCCATATTAATATTGAGATACATTATTTTTTTTGACTATACCCAATATTCATGAGTATAACCTTTTCTTCATATGTCATATTAAAATCAAAAATACCCGCGTCACCAACGTCGATCGGTATCATTACACATTTCTCTTCGTAGTTCGTTCTATTTTTCAATGTCGAACGTATCAGGGATTCTAAAAAATCTTTTGGGTTATCTATTGTTTCTTTAAAAATATCATCCATGACCAATTTAACGCATGTAACTTCATGAGGTTTCTTACCAATAAACGGGTTCATCGGATATTCTTCAACGGTTCCACCATCTACGTAAGTCTTCCCTTGATACTCCGACGATGCGAAAATTAATGGTATAGCTATACTCATACATACTGCGTCTATAACCTTCATGTCAGGATGTGTATCCACAGAGAAATATTCAGTTTTGGACGTGTTCAGACAAAAGGCTGAAACATAAATCTTCTTCTTCAATTCTCGAAATGTTGGGTCACACCCACATATCTCAACGAGTTTATCTCGTATCGGTTCTATTTCAACAAAGCCAAATTTGTTAAAGAAGGTTCCGATGTTTAATTTAACAAAATCAGAGAGATCAACATTCAAAGAAATTTCTATCATATCATCAATGGACATATCGATAGCCCAAAAAAGAGCCAAGATTGATCCTGCTGAAGATCCAGATATTTCCTTGACAGTACCCAAACTTTCTTCCATGGATTTGAGACGCCCCAAAAAGGCATAAATACCCATTGAGGCTGGTCCGAGTACAAGATACTTCATTCTCCTATTTAATAGAAAGTAGGAAATTGCTTGCGAAGTAACGCGAAAACGGTCGCGAAGACAACCGTGTGCGTCAACGCAGCTGCGACACTGGTCTGGCCACTCGCGAAGACACCACCCGATCCAGGGGGTAACGAAAGAAGCATACCGGGGCTGAGTGCGAGGAACAGAGTCGTCGTGACGAGCAGATCCGTCTTGGTCAGTACGAGACCGAGAGCACGTGCGATCAACGAATAAACGAGGAAGAACACGAGAGCGTGGAATGCGACGGCCATTTGTCCGGTCTGGCCGTTCATAAATTTGACGCTGCGACCCGACGTGGTGAGGAGTACGCCGGGGCTGAGTGCCAAAAAAAGAGCGGCGGGGATAGCGACCTTCTGGGAAGTAAGCTCGGGAAGCATGGTTGTTTAATGTATACTCATATAATTTTTGGCAAAATACATGAAATGATCAAAGGTTACACCACGCATAATCTCCTGATGAAGACCATTATCATTGATGATACGCCTGACATTTTTCCATACATGAGCGAGACGTTCTTCATACCATATCGTATCCTCTTCGCACCCGAAAGTGATACGTTCGTGATATGGATCATGTTCTATGTAACATAATTCAACAAAATCACATAACTCCCCTGTGTGTTCAATCTCTGCATCATACAATAATGTCCTGATGGTATCCCATAGCATTGCTAATTCATCTGAATATTCAACTTCCCAGTCTTCAATATTCAGAGGAGTGATGTCGTGACCGTCATCATCATCCCCACTTGCGTAGGAATCGAGGTCGACGGTCGCTTCGTATACGTATTGGCTCCAAACCATATTTTTCTTATTTACTTATCTTCTTTATCCTTTATACCTGTGACAGCAAGAGAGACAGATTCCTTTATTACAAGATTATCTTGGATCGCATTCATTGCCCCCTCAACTTGAGCTTCATTTCCACCAAAAAACAACTCGAGACCAGTTCTAACTGTATCCTTTGTCATACCCGCTTTCCTGTTTGATGTACGAATAGAAATCTTACCCTTACGGAGATTGATCGTGTCGATGCCCTGGGTGAGCATATTCTTTTTGATAGTCTCTTTGAGTTGTTTTTCAGCCAAGTTCAACACTTTGATGTCGGATTTCGCCTCCTTCAACTGTTTAGAGAGTTCAACCAATTTGGCTACATTCGCAGACAGATCACTTGTGATATCAGTCATTTAACTTTTTATAGTTATTAATCTTTAAGCACAGAGACCACGTTGCATGAGATCAGGGGTAATCGTGGAGTTGTTCCACACGAAGACATTCTTGGGGACGGGGGGTTCTGAACGGATCTGCTGATTCGCGTTGCGGAGGGCACCACCAACAGTTTCGGGCATGCCTACTTGTTGACGGGGTTCGAGGAAGTTCTGGCCCTTGAGGATATCCTCAGGGGCGAACTCACCGAAGTCGTCCTGGGACGCAACCTCACGGGGGAGAAGAGAGGACGCGAGACCGGTACCTTTCTTCATGGCGAGCTTTTCGGGAGCCTGCTCGACGGGAGCATACATACGCTCCTTGATACTGTAGGTAGAGGTTGTTTTGTTCATGTTGAACATAAGGTACACGACCACGGCGATCGCAACCAACATGACAACATTACGCATGGCGAGAGCCTTCTTCATTTTATATAAGTCTACAATTTTTTTTTACTGGTCATCCTCAATTGCGTATTCGTCTGGGTATTCATCATCGACTTTGACCTCAGGTACCGGTTCTGGTTCAGGTTCGGACTCGGGTTCGGCGACTGGGTGAACCTTCACCTGGACAACATTCCATACTGGACCAAATGCTTTCTTGGCAAACCATAGACCAGCGAATTCAATAAGTCCGGTACATTCCGATGATGCGGCGAGATCACCAACATCGATAACAGTCTTATCGGCATCGAAAATTTTAGTAGCCTTGATGACATCAGTGGTCACCTGGGTATCCAGTAGACTTTTCGTATACGCTCGCTCAAGAGTAGCATCACCAACTTTCTTACCGAACCATTCTTCGGCGTTGCGTTTGGCGGCTTGGATGTTTTCATCATCGATGGTCTGAACCTTCGAGACATCATCTAAGATGAAAGAGATTTCACCATCGTCGTGGGTCGCTTTTCCCTTCACCTGAACAAAACACTTCTTCTTCTCATCGGTGTATGCCCTGACAACATAGAGACCCTCATCATTCTTGAGAGGTTTGGAATAGAACATATTATATACTACTTAATTGCATCATTTCTTTAACCCAACTACTGGTATAAGTGCTGACTGTTTCAATATCGATTTAGAAATCCATTTGTCACGGGTAGGTTTATATCCGTAAAGTGGGGGGTTCTCGAGTACATTATTAGAAACAGTTATGGTGTTTATGGGCCTCAAACTGTACTGATTACCGATATAGGAAGAATTCTTATTTTCAACCCATTTCATCGTATTTATGTTAAATCTCATATTCCCATTTGTCCTGGCGAACCCTGAAACATTCAGATCATTTGATGATGTTTTAACACCATATAACAACCTCTTGGAGAGTGCATCAATAGAGGGTTTTGATGTATATTTTTCATATTTTTTTGCGTTAATTTTAGAAACGGATGTCATGTTTACTTGTCCATCAAGTTTGACGATTCGTTTTGGTGTATATTGTGGTGCTTGAGCCTTTCTGAATAATTTTTCAAAGTTATTTGACGAATTTGAAGTCCCTGTCAACATTTTAGTGAGACCTAACAGACGTTGTTTATCTTTGATTTTCTTTTCGGGGCGAAGACCTAATTTCTGCATGAGATAGATATCATCGACGAGAAACTTTTTACCCGCTACGTAAATGTTCTTATCGGTCACCAACTTGTTAGAATGGCGATTCATGTAGGTGAGTCCACTGCGTCTCGTATCGATCACTTCATACCCAAATTCTCCTGGACGCATGAATGGTATATCGAGAAACCCACCTAATACACGTTCTTCTATTTTACCACTTTCTATCGAGAAGGATCTAATGTTAAGGTCGAGAGCGAATAATTCAACATCGATGAGAACATCACTCTGTGAGATGTTAGGACCTTGTGATTCCTTCTTCTTCTTGATGAGTGTATATCTTCGAGTTACCAATGGAACTTTATTTGATGGTTTGAAACCAATAAACCTGGCCAGTTTCATGTTAGTAGTTAATCGTGTTCGAACAATCTCTTGAACCTTTGTACATATTTCACCGAGTTTATCCCACAATATCAGTTTCATACCTTGAAGCTTCCCGAAATATTTGGTATCATAGGGTATTCTAGGAGCAAATTTAGTATCGATATCACTCGTCACGATTCGATCACCCTTTTCAACATAATAATTATAGGCTTCACCACCGGAGATGATGACATCACCCATGGGTTGCATATACTTTGTGATTTCACTTACCATTTTGAGAATGATATCTCTCGATAGGTCGGTTACAAAGGCGTACAACATCTTCTCGAATGATTCCTTTTTGTGTACACGTAAGACTCTTGATCGAAAAGACCGAACATCATCACGTTGATAATATTTTTCCAATATAGGATCGTCAAAAAAGAGATTCTTTTTCATGAACTTTTGTAAAATAGTTTCACTATAAACATACGTATCCATATTATAATCTACATATATAAAAATGAACTGTAAGAAAGATTCATGCCTGACTACTGAGACCTGTAGATGTTACGCTCTCCTGAGTGAAAATAATCCACGAGGGAAGCAGATGTGTGGGTATAAACGTGGTGACAGTGTATTCATGTGTGACCCAGGTTGCTGTGACGGTGGGTGTCCAGGACAATGCTCCGGGGTATCACCTCGTGAACCATACGCCATCGTTGATAAGTTTTCTTCCACTGAAATAGACAATCGACGCATATTAATGTGGATTGGTATCATTCTATGTGTATTACTACTCGCGAGTACAATTGCCCTATTTTAAACACTTAAAGAGTTGAAACCTAAGTTATATATAATGTCTCTTGAAACCATTACTATTGACCTTACTGCCATTCGTTCCGAACTGAAGTCCCTCACTAAGATTGTTCGTAAAATCAAGGCGAAACAGGAGGATCCCGACGGTGAAAAGGCTAAGAAGCGTGCCGAAAACAACGGATTCAACCGTAAGCAAAAGGTGACTGACAAACTTCGTTCTTTCCTTGGTCTCAAGAAGACTGAACTCATCTCCCGGAGTGAAGTCACCAAGGCGATCAACAAGTACATCACCGAAAAGGGTCTCAAGCACCCCGAAAACGGTCGCGTTCTTGTTATGGACGATAAGCTTAGGGATCTTCTTCAACCCGGCGACACACAAGTCACTTACCTTAACCTCCAGAAGTTCCTTAGCCCCCACTACATTAAGGAGGATAAAGCGTAAACACATATTTAATTAAATGAACCTCCAACAATCCAAATTAGAGGACCTTATTGGTACAAAGATTAATAACTTATCTTTGTACCAGAAAGCTTTTACGCATAAATCTGCTATCAAGGAACATGATACTCTGAACGAATCTTTCGAGACGTTGGAGTTTATGGGTGATTCAGTATTGGGATTTGTGATTACTAAATTTTTATTTGACAGACACGAAAGTAGACAGGAAGGGTTTTTAACTAAAGCCCGAACGAAATTAGTCAGAAGTGAGACCCTCGCCGCTATTGCTTCTAAATTAGGACTTCATGACTGGGTCTTAATGGATGAAAAGGGTATGCGAAATGGATGGAATCATAATCCTAAAATTATGGAAGATGTATTTGAAGCTCTCGTCGGGGCAATTTATTTAGATCTTGGCCTCGCACATGCAAAGCAATTTATTTTACGTATATACGAAGATCCTAAATTCATTGATCTAAAGTCGATCATGATTGATGATAATTTCAAAGATCATTTGATGCGATACTGTCAGACAAATGGTCTCACGTTGCCGGATTATAGGGTGATAACACATGACAATGGTGTGTTCATGATTGATGTTTACGTCGACGATACATTTCTTGGTAGGGGGTGTGCGAAAAGTAAAAAACAGGCTGAGCAGTACGCCGCACAATCATATTTTTACCCACCAAATAGGTTAAAAGGGTCACACTATTAATGAATAACATGCACCCCAATGTCAAAGCAGCTTTAGAAAGAGAGTATGCCGCACAGAAATCTGAGGAGTGGCTCGCCCTCCGTGGAAAGATGTTGACAGCGAGTGATGCCGCGACAGCTATCGGTAAGAATAAATATGAAACACCTGCAGGTCTTTTATTGAAGAAATGTGGCCTCGGTGAAAAATTCATGGGTAACGATGCGACTCGTCATGGTGAAAAATACGAAGATGAAGCTCGAATCCTTTACGAAGAACGTCATGGTGAAGTTGTACACGAATTGGGATTATGTCCACACCCGGTTGAAGACTGGCTCGGTGGAAGTCCCGATGGTGTGACTGAATCTGGAAAACTCGTAGAAATTAAATGTCCTCCACAACGCAAAATCATCCCGGGTGAAGTACCTGAACATTACATGCCACAGCTTCAACTCTGTATGGAGATTTTAGATCTTGAAACAGCTGACTTTATTCAATATAAACCTGCGGAAACAAACTGGCCCCTCCCGGAGGAATTTGATGTCGTCAACGTACCCCGTGACCGAGATTGGTGGAAGACTTATCTACCAGTGATGCGTGAGTTTTGGGATAAGGTTCTCTATTACAGAGAACATATCGATGAATTACCTAAACCCAAAGAGAAGAAACCTCGAAAGAAGAGGGAGGAAAAACCTGTCGAGTGTGAAATCATGGAAATGTCGGAAGATGACTGCCTAAGTGACTGGTAAATATGTCAAAACCAAAAATGATTGAACAACTCTATAACAATGCAAAGTCTCTTCTTGCTGCTAGGCTGTACGCACCCTATCAGCAAGAAGGTGTCATGTGGATGTTGACTATGGAAAACAACATCGGTAAACCGAAAGGTGGATTTTTATGTGATGAAATGGGTCTGGGTAAGACTGTCCAACTGATTGCGACTATCTTGGGAAACAAGAAGCGGAAGACATTGATTGTCGTACCAAAATCGATCGTGTCGCAATGGGTCGACGAGATTACCAAGTTTGCTCCATCATTACGTTGTAAGGCATGGGATGGACCCGCTCGTGATTCGACGAATATCAACTTTGTGGATGTCGTCGTTGCACCGTATTCCGTGGTGAAGATGGGATCCCGTCTTCATGGGATACATTGGGACCGTATCATTCTTGATGAAGCCCATGAGATTCGAAACCGAAACTCGAAGATCTTCAAGACGGTGAATGCTCTTAAATCCGACATTCGATGGGCTGTTACGGGTACTCCCGTTTTTAACTCGATGAACGATTTTGTTTCGTTATGTGAATTTGTCGGTATCCCCCGTGTACTGGTACAGGGAATGTCGAATAAAGTGAAGGATATTTACATCCTCCGACGCACGAAAAAGGATCTCAATATGATTGACATCCCAGAGTGTCACTTTGAAAACGTCGAACTCGAGATGTACAGAGAAGAGCGACGTCTATATGAATATGTTTTTGAGGATGCTCAAGAAACAGTGAGGGAGATTTTCAAGACGACAACCAATATCAGTGCGAAAAACATGGAACTCCTTGAGTGTCTACTTCGGGCGAGACAGTGCTGCATCTGGCCACAGATGTACTACAACGGTGTGGCTAAGAAATGTGAGACAGAACCAGAGACGTGGGTTGGTGGTTCGAGGAAGATGGATACTTTATTTCGAATGATTGAAGGACACCCAGATGAAAAAGCATTAGTCTTTTGTCAGTTTACAGGTGAGATGAATCATATTCAAAAAAACATCAAGGGACCGGTATTCAGGATTGATGGTTCGGTTTCAAAAGAAGGTCGTATCGACCAAATGCGTATATTCAAGAAGGCCCCGAGTAACGCAGTACTCATCATCCAGATCAAATCTGGTGGTACAGGATTGAACCTCCAAGAGGCTACACGTGTGTATATCACAGCACCTTCATGGAATCCCGCGACAGAACTTCAGGCCGTTGGACGTAGTCATCGAAGTGGTCAGACAAAGACTGTATATGTAAAAAAACTCGTATATGAAAAAACAGTTGAGGAAGACATGATGGCACTCCAGGGTCACAAGTCTACAATTTGCGCCGAAGTATTACATGACAAACGCCTCGAGGATCAGATCCCAGTGAAGGAACGAAAAAGTTCGATTTCAATTCTGGACATCAAGAAAATTTTCCGTGCGTAATATAAATGATGAAGAACATTGGTAGCCGAGCTGAAGTGTTCCATGGTGCTGCTGTCAAGACCCCCGGTGGTCTCAAGAAGAAAGAATTGGTGCAAGACACTGATGGACGTATCAAGAGTAAGGCTGCGTCAGCGGCTGCTCTCGAACGTGTGAAGCGTGAGGGTAAGAAGGCGATGACGAATGTCTTCAAGCCCGTGAAGAAGGGTTTCAAGCTTCAACCTAAGGTGGGTACGAAGGATTATGAGAAGAAAATAAAAAAGATGTAATAAGTAACAATGACATTGACATTATGGAATGAATCCGTACGAATGGCGAAGATCAAGGCGGGGATGAATCCCAAGTCATTCGTACGGCTCCAGGGTAAATTATTAAAAAACGCTCAAGCGATTTATCATATATTATTGCTCAATCGTCGAGCATGATTTGAAATCCTTTCAAACGCTGAATATCAGATACCATCATCTGATACAATTTCCAAGTACAACCAAACTTTTTATTCATGAAGTATACGCTATTAAGTTCAACGATAGCCGAACCTGTAGTTCGTGAATGAAGGCCATCCTCGGCCACACAACGAATATCCTTCTTTTCTTGATCGTAAATAAACGGTTTAATTTTACCTTCAAAGTCAGTGTCTACCTTTACACGGAACTTTGGTTCACGCCCAGGTGTTTCCTTGATGTTTGAATTGAAGAGTGGACGGAGTTCTTCGTAGGTCATATTCTTCCCAAAAATATCTTGACTTTGTTCCGCAACCCTATTGATAATCTTATCTTCAATCTCTCGAAGTACATCGTAGCACTTCTTAATAATACCATCACTTTCATCGAATCCTCTCATAGAGAAGTCAACATTCCACTTCTTGTTCCCAATCTCTGGGGTAAATCCAGAAATGCCGAAGGGCATATACATTTTGGGAATCTGGAGACGAACAGGTTCACCATTTTGTGTAGAAAGAACAATCTTTCTGTTATTATAGTCAGCAATCTTAATATCGTTAATAACTTGGTCAAATTTGATCACCATGGTATATCTTATTGTACTCCGTAAACTTTAAGCAGAACATGCAACACAGTCTGGTTCGAGACTGAACTGGATAGGGCGAGCCTTTGCCTTGGATCGGAGGTAATACATACCCGTCTTGAGACCTGATTTCCATGCGTACATATGCATCGAGGATAACTTTGACATTGTGGGACTCTCCATGAAAAGATTCATAGACTGTGACTGATCGATGAAACGACCACGGTCGGCAGCCATATCGATGATACATTTCTGACTAATCTCCCATACAGTCTTATAAAGTTTCTTGATGTCATCGGGGATATCCATGATACTCTGGATGGAGCCACCCGCCTTGACCATGAGATCTTTCATCTCTTTGGACCAAAGACCAACCCTCTTCAGATCTTCGACAAGATGTTTATTGACAACTACAAACTCACCCGCCAATGTTCGTCGGAGGTAAATGTTAGTCGTGTACGGTTCGAAACACTCGTTGTTGCCTAAAATCTGGGCAGTCGAAGCGGTAGGCATGGGTGCCATGAGTAGACTATTTCTGATACCCTTCGTCATGATACGCTTACGCATTTCATCCCAGTCGTAACGCCCGCTGAACTTAGTCTCACCCTCCCACATATCTGGTTGTAGGATACCCTTGGACGCTGGAGATCCTTCGAAACTTTCGTATGGACCCTCCACTTCTGCGAGTTCGGAGGAAGATTCCAACGCGGCGTGATACATTGTCTCGAAGATGTGGGCGTTCATGAGACGAGATTCTTCACAGTCAAATGGTAAACCACATAGGTTAAACACATCGGCGAGACCCTGTACACCCATACCAATGGGTCTATGTTTCATGTTAGAACGCCGGGCAGTCTCGACGGGGTAAAAGTTGCGATCAATGACGCGGTTCAAGTTTTTAGTGACGATTTTGGTAATCTTGTGAAGTTTTTCGTAGTCGAATGTTTTGGTTTCTCTGTTCACATACTTGGGGAGAGCGATCGATGCGAGATTACACACGGATGTTTCATCCTTGTCGGTATATTCCAAAATTTCTGTACAATTCCCAGTGAGAATACCGTTAAACACACCACGATGTTTGAGTGGTTCATTGAAACAGAAAGTGTCTGCGGTGTCTCCCAGGTCTTCAACGGAAACAATCTTCTCAAAGTGAAGTGCTTGACGATTTGGTTGTTGTTCAGTGGTAAGGTTCAGACGCTTCGTTTGCAGACCAAGAGTCTTCAGAAGTTCAACTCCACCACTGGGAATCATAAGACGCCAGAGCTTTTTACATTTGTATCGACCACCGGGCATATCAATTTCTCGTTCCTTATGCCCCAGGTTGATGCGAGAATTCACACCCATAGTTTGAAGCATCAGTAGAACATCTCGTATGAAATCGTAGTGGTGGAGTTGAACTTCTGAAGACTCTTGGTGTTTCAGGACACATCCATCACCATCCATGAAACCAGCCAACCACTCGAGTTTTGTCTCAAGTGAATAATTCATAGGTACGACATATTTATCATCAATATCTTTTGGAAGACGAAGACGAATTCTCTTACACACATCATTTGCGGAAGCATAATCATAATCAGTGAACTTTATGAGACTCTTCTTCTCGTTATAGAGATCAAGCCATTTTTGTTCAGAATGAGAATTGGCTTGACACGTGCCATCTTTTTCGTTCAACTGGTGACGCATACAGAGGCCATTTTCTTTCGCCGTATAAGAACATCTCTTTGGGTCACCTGACGAGGAGGTCGTTCCATCGGCACAAAAGAGGCCATGGGTGTATGCATATTTCATAGTCTTTTCATTGGATTTGATGACAGGGAGAGAGTGTTTAATAATTTTCATATTTTTTTCGAGATGTTGTGCTTCGATGGGTGCATCGTGACCGACGACCCAGAACTTGTGGTAAGGGGTGCATCGAATCGAGAGACCCTTACTCGTGTTGACCGTGAGAAGTTTCTGGTTCTCACCCGTTTGAAGAACGGTGACTTTTGAAAACTCATCGCCGTTCCAGACCTGTACTTCTTGGTCCTTGAGTTCTGAAATAGTATGCTGTCCTTCACTGGTGATAATCTTAGTCTCGGGTGCGACACATAAATTTGAACTCTTAATGACACCGAGATTCTTTTGGTTCGATTTGGCGTTGCACGCATCCTTGTAGAGCATGTAGGGTGTCCCAGTCTCAGATTGAGACTTCAAGATTGCCTTCCAGACTTCAGTCGCTGGGATCGTCGCATTTGCGAGACCTTCTTCTTCGTACCTGGTGTAAAGTGTTTCAAACTCTTCACCGTAGCAATCAGATAGACCTTTAGCAGTATCGGGACAGAACAATGACCAGTTACCACCCTCCTCTACACGCTTCATGAAGAGATCAGGAATCCACAGAGCTGAAAAAAGATCGCGACATCTCGATTCTTCATCGCCCTGGTTGAGACGGAGTTCCAGGAAATCCATGATGTCAGCATGCCATGGTTCGAGATACACCGCGATGGATCCCTTACGTCTCCCTGCCTGATTCACGTAACGAGCAGTAGAGTTGAAAACGCGGAGCATTGGAATGATACCATCAGATTGACCGTTGGTTCCACGAATACGAGACTTGTTGGATCTCACGTTATGAATATGCATACCGATACCACCAGCCCATTTACTGATTTGAGCACATTCGGTTAGGGTTTCATAGATACCATCGATAGAGTCATCCTTGTTTGCGATCAGGAAGCATGAACTCATTTGCGGTCGGGGCGTACCAGCATTGAAGAGGGTTGGTGTGGCATGGATGAACAGTCCCTGTGACATCATGTCATACGTTTCGATGACAGCTGGGATATCTTTACCATGAATACCGATAGATACACGCATGAACATGTATTGTGGTGTCTCCATTACCTTACCTTCACTTCTCTGAAGATAACTCTTTTCGAGTGTCTTCAGACCAAAATACCCGAAATCGAAATCGCGTTCTTTTTTGATATGATCCTTCACCTGTGTGGCGACTTCAACTATTTCATGCGTGACGATACCCGCGGTTGCGAGTTTCTTCATGGCAACCTGAAACGTGTTGGGGGCATTCTTCTGAATGTTACTGGCGACAATACGGGTAGCGAGAACTTCGTAGTCGGGATCTGATGTAATCATACCGATACAAATTTCTGCTGACAGTGTGTCAATTTCGTGAGTGGTGATACCGTCGTACATGGAAGAGAAAACTTGCTGGGCAACCTTTGTAGAATCAACATTCTCAGAGAGATTATCCGTGAGTGTTGAAATCCTACTGGTGACCTTGTCAAATTTCATATCTTCAATACGACCGGAACGTTTAGTAACCCTCATTATCTAAGATACCTATATTATTTTTAACTTACTTGAAATCGCGACTACGGACGGGGACGGGACCAGCAACCTCCTTACGGCGGTCAGACTGTAAAAGGTAAGTGTTGGTGTAAAAGGGACCTACTTCACCTGGGGGAGTGATGGGAGGGTAAGAACCAACGAAACACTCACCACTCTTGCACACAGGCTCTGGGTAGGTATTGTTGATCGTGGGAGTATAGGCTTCGTCAAAGTCGGCAAACTTCATCGTTTAATATTTACGAATAGTTTTTTTTTCGGGGTATATATAAAATGGAAGTCAGATCTATTCAACAGTGTTCGACTCCCCTGAACACATTGTTCTTTTCTGAATTCAATACCAACCTTTTACAAAGAGGTATCCGTCAGGCTTTCAAGAATAAAACGGGAATCTCGATCGATTACCAAAACCCAGACGACCTTTTCGCCATTATGCGTGTGGTCTTCATCCACAACTCTGGTGATCATCATAATCGTGTACAGGCTCAGGTGAAAACCTTGAATGATATCGTGATTAAAACCGCCTTGACCCAGATCCAGACTGGTGTCGCCCAGTACATAGGCTACGTCCAGGATATTGAAACAGTCGCTCGCCCAATTGATAGACCCGTCAACACAAGTACGATGGGTAAAAAAATACCTAAGTCGAATCAAATAGGTATGTAAATTATGGATATTCTTCTGGGGGCAGTGAATTTACTTTACCTGTCACAGAAACGCGTAAATGCGTCTACTGCCAAACGAGGCTACAGTGAAGAGCATTGGGTAGCCTCTTTCATTGAGAATGGTTTTAGAATTAATGAAGATCGGAAAAGTAAAGTGGACTTGACCAATGATACGATCAATATACAAGTGAAGAAAAGTAAAGTTGGACAGTTTCAGCAGGTTTCGAGAGGTACTGTTGATAATCTAGTTAAAGCAATACCTGGTCTCGAGGCTATATCCGCTTTACTAAAGGAGCGTTGTGAACAGAAGAAATATTTTAGCCCGTTGATACTTGAAACACTCAACGCATCAAAACGAATTATATTGGAACACACCCTTCTTGGATATGGTGAATTGAAACCTGATCTATTATGTGTCACTGAATGGGATAAGAAGGATTCAAAGCGAACGAAGATTATGTTTGTAGCTATAAAAGATGTGATAGATTCACTGATGCGATATGATTTCTCTATCAGGGAATCGATGACTGTTGTGCAACTTGGTCCATCCTTCACGTTTCAACGAAAAGGTGGCGACGGTGGTCGAAAAAGTGCTAATGATATTCAATTTAAAATTGTACCATCTCTATTGGATGTTAAATATCCTGTAGTAATTCATCTAGAACATTGACGACGATGCTATTACCGACATAAAATAACATGTTATCTTTGAGTCCATAGAGATACTGTGGACTAAAACCCGACATTTGGAGTGCCTCTTTGATGGTAAGTTTTCTAATCTTCCCATCAATCTCGTACAGTCCTGTTTTCGATCCCGGACCACCCGATGATGCACATATGGTTGGTCCATAGTCATCAATCGAATATACTCGTTCACCTTGACGTCCACCCTTCCCGGTTTTCTTATTTATGAGTGTATATTTCATCCGTCCCTTGGCGGGTTGGAGAATATATTTTCCTTCGTAGTCGAAGAAGGTTGTCACTGTATGATCGATGATAGTTGACACTGGCGTGATTGGTTTGTTGACCGATCTGAATGTATACTTGGTATCCTTATCGCATATGATGTATATACGTTGTCTCGATTGTGGAGATCCATAATTTTTAGAATCTAAAACTTTGTAAGATACTTTATATCCTCGATCTTCCAACGATGAAATAATAATTTTGAATGTTTCCCCATTATGAATGGTGTGTAAATTTTTTACATTTTCTAAAATGATTTTTTGTGGTGATTTAACATCGATGATATCTAATATTTTATAAAAAAGATTTCCCTTTACTTTATCTTGGAATCCTTCCTTTTTCCCGGCGATACTAAAAGGTTGGCAGGGAAACCCGGCACAAAAGATATCGAAATCTGGCATGGATTCTATATCGATCGCGTTTATATCACCATGTGGTTCAATCCCATGGTTTTTATGGTAAATCTTACGCACCTTTTCATCGATGTCACATGCAAATACACATTGATAGTCGTCACCTAACTTGTCGAATGCGGTATGGAATGCACCCAGACCACAAAAAAAGTCTGCATATCTTTTACCGGTCATGTTCTTTTTACTATGGTATCCTTAAAGTATATTAAAGTTGGGACACAACTATACAGTAAGAATGAGTCTGAACTACTACAAATGCGAGACTGAAAAAGTTTGCAAATTGAAGGGTTGGGATAAAGTTAATGTAGACACCGTGTGGTTACTTCTCACAGAAGAATTTGGTGAACTCGCGTCTGCGATCCGACAGTATAAAAAGAAATATAAGAAGATGAATTTGAAAAAAGAGCGTGGGACCGACGTCATGATGGAGATGGGTGATGTGTTCAGTTACCTATTCCAGCTGGCACATATGTTGAATGTCGATTTGGATAAGATGTGGATAGAGCATAAACAAAAAGTCAAGACAAAAAATTATAATGTAGCATAATATCAAGATGAGTGTTCAGATGCTCGATGACGACGCGTCTATAAATCGTATCAACCCGTTTGTTCATTCAGGCCCAGGGGCTGTACGTCGCGTTGAAAAGTTTTCTACGTTCAAATACCCCGAGGAAAAAGATGCCCAGTTCGAGATGGAAGAAGAGGGTCCCATGTACTCGGGTGGTATGTTGATAGGTGCCCCACAACAACCTACTTTGTGTCCGATGTCTAGACCCTTATATCCCCAGAGGAATATAGACATAGGATTTACAAATTATAAAGTTAATAAGATTTTGGTGGAAAAGGTTCGCGGGAAGAGGGTGTTTCCTAGATGGATGCTCATTGTGGCAATCCTTACAGTTCTAGCTCTATTAATTTCAAGACGCTGAAGAACCGTTCAAGACGGTTGATATTCGTACAACGTTCGATTACATCGGGTAAGATATCTTTGCAGAAGGTTCCAACAAACTCCATCTGCCAAGAGCATCTTTTGTTAACATAGGGTGGAGTGAAGGTGGGGTCCAAGATTTTTACACTGTTCATGATACGAATCTGTGTACTAACAGTATTGAATGTGTATTCCATGATATTTTCTAACATGATGGAAGCCATCTTCTGACGAGTTTCTGTCGTCTTTTCAATCATAGTATCGATAAATTTCTCGTAGCGAACACCTCGTGTCTTGGAAATGATTTGTGTCCATTCACCAATTGGTTTGGCATCAAGGTAATCGATAAAGGTTTTGTATCCTTCGTCACTGATATATTTCGAGTATAGAATTTCAATGTAGGAACGATCTTCTTCGACATCATATATGACGTGAGCAGATTTAAGGATAGAAGTCATAAAATAAAAAGCATTGATTTCTTTAACCTAAGTAAACAATCTTTAAAGTCATTGTTATACATCAAATGTACAACGCAGTTGCAAATAATACGTTCTCGTATCTCCTGACTCTGGATGAGTTCAGGGATACATTTCCAGAGGACAAGATGCCTTCTTGGGTAAAGATCACGACCATCACAATGATTTCTGGCTTTAGCGAAGAAGTAAAGATTGACATCGAGAAAGTAAAGTCTTTATTTGCCGAGCCGGATGAAAAGATGCGAGCGTTCCAATCTAAATTACCTTTTGAATGGAATCTCAAGACGTCCACGACATTTTACAATCAAGTAACCTTGACCTATATGGATACCTACAGCACCAAGTCTATGAAGATTTTCCCCAATGGGAGTATTCAAGTCGCTGGTTGCTCAGACCTATTCGACTGTCAACGTGTGATAACTAATTTGAATATCCTCTTCAAAGATGTTTTATGTATTGAACAAAGTTTATCGCCCGATACGTTCAGGGTTGTGATGATCAATTCAAACTTCAGTCTCAACCATAACCTCAACCTCCACCTCACAGCCCAACACTTTGAAAAGTGTGACGACCTCTTCGAAGTTTCTTTTGAACCTGATAGATATTCAGCTGTAAAGATAAAGTTCAAACCTGCCGAAGATATGAAGCGTATCACGACGAGTATATTCAGTACAGGGAAGATCATCATCACTGGTGCAGAGACACTCAAAGAAATTGCATTTGCTTACAACATCATCAATCATCATATTAACGAATGTGAAAACATCAGGGTATCTCCCACTCAGACCATCGATGTATTCGACACTTTCATGGGATACAAATGTCAGGATTTGATTAAGGAACTAAGAAAGAAAGAATTTAATTCATGGACAAAGACTATTGTCAACAACAGAATTAATTTCTAAATTTATACTAAATGTCTCAACGACTTGGTATGGCCGATGGGAGATGTTTCACCATCAACACATCTTCGCGACTCTTGAACAATTACATAATGACCAACAATCAAATCGACTATGTCGATAACTATAAATACCGTCAACTTCTCCAGAGTAAGGGTCCCGAACTCATCAACATCGTGACCAACGAACAAACCGTCTCCAATGATGGTCAGTGCCAGAGATGTGACAAGCCTCTTCTTAAGGTTGCGGGTATATATTAAAAAAAGTATAGTTGTGTACACCAGGGAAATGTGTACGTGTTCGATATGTCTCAACCCAGTTAAGGGGACTCGAACCAATCCTCCACTTCGTTGTGGACACGTATTTCATTCAAAATGTATAGAGCAATGGAAAGAACAAGGCAAGAATACATGTCCAGAATGTCGAAAGGTGTTTGATGTATCCAACTTCAAGGTTACATTGACGGTTGAAAATAACTATAATACGACATCAAATGTCCTATCGATGAATGACGATATGATATTTAATGTGATGGATATATTTGATATATCATTTGATATAGAAGACGTCGTTGATCTAGACGCTCTTCTTTCGGATATTGGCTCTAGTCTTTCCGACATCGATCCCCTTGTTCTTCACACAGAATGAACTACAATAGGTATTGTAATTTAAACCGCCGTAATTTCTACTGGCCTTCCTTGGATCCTTAATCACTTTACTCTTCGCATCAGTCAGTAGTGGGCCTGTCGCCCAACCACGCTTATGACTGAATACGTTCACCTTTAGTTTCATCATCTTACCCACAACGACCGTTGGTATTTTACGCGTCGACACCTTAAAAAATGTAGCAATACTCGTCTTTGTGTCACCCTCTTTTGGTTTATATTCCACCAGGCCATGTTGTTTATAAAAGTGAAAATCACCGTTATTGAATGGGGTCATTTTATTTTTACCAGTGACAAACATCATAACTTTGTAGTATCCAGTCTTACACCGTGTATTCCCCTTGACGATATACACCTTCTTGGGGTTGTCAGATACGACACGTTTTGGTAAGTTTTTACAGTTCGTATAGGAGTGATACCATTTAGATCGACCACTTCTATCTCCAGGAACACTCTTCTGCTGACGATATTTCTCATAATCACCCACAGCATAAGCGTAACAGTTGTTATTACCTATACCTATAGACGTCCCCCAATACTTGTTGGTAAACGTAGGTTCAGAGCCACTCAATGGTGGTTGACGACGACTCATTTATATTATATTGACATATTATAAATGATTCGAGAACTTGCAGTCACCGAAAAAACCGAAGACCGTGTAAAACTTGTCGTGATATATACCACTATCCTCCTCATCAGTACATTCCTTCTTCGTTTCCTCTGGAACGAGTCCCTTGTGAAACATATCACTGTACTGAAGCCCATCAAGACCATGCTTGACGCATTCCTTCTTTCGGTTGCTTTGATGATAATACGCGGTTGTTAAACTTCTTTGAAGCCAACATGCTTTTCACCATCAGGGGCAACAATCACGGGGTACGCGTCCATACCGTCGCAGTTACCCTTATCACAATCAACGAATGTGAAAGGTTTGTTAACCTTCTTCATATGTTCGAGTTGTTTTCGAGTCCATCCACAACCCATTGTCCCGAAAACAGTCCACCCCTTTTCACCAGGTGCAGCCTGAGTAGACGCCTTTCCGGTGTTCATAAAAATGTAAGCATTCGCGAGAATGAGAATGACGATCGCAATCATTGTTTACTTATTGCTGAGATTTGTTTTTAGTTACAACTGGACCACGTTTTTTCTTTGGTTGTACTTTACCTGCTTTCATAACAGCAATCGCACGAGCCATCGCATTCTTTTGGTCTACGGGTTTCGCGGGAGCTTTTGGTTTAGTGATGACAACTTTCTTTCTGGGTCTGGAAACAACCTTTTTGATGATGTTTTTAACTTTATTCTCACCTGTAAAAAAAGTACTACTCAGAACTTTTCCAAAACTCGGAAGATACTGTGTGTGCTGTGCGTTTAATCCCTGTTTGATACGATAAAATGTGACGTATGTATTTTCCATGTCGAGATATCCATTGGGGATAATGTATTTGATGAAATTGTGTACGAGTCGTTCGGTACCATTCGAAGGAGATCTTACGAGAGTGTACATGGTATTCAGAAAGAGATGGAGGTCATAAAGTGGGTGTGATTTCTTAGAAATTCCAACATGTTCGTACGATCCATCTTCTATCATGGGATTTGAGATTTTGGGAAAACTAGATAATCCAAAATCAATCATGATAGCCTCAACACCACCGTTTGATATTTGATATTTCTTACCTGGTAAATTTACGGCAATAGTATCTACGGGTACACGGCGAATCATTATGTTTCTACTATGAAGATCGTGATGTCTAAAACCAGGATACTTTTCCTTGATTCTATATAAATTAGATAAAACCTGCACCATCACTGATTTTATCGCTATGATATCCGGCTTCGTTGCCCACCACTCTTGTAATTCTTTACCACCTTTAATATACTCGAGATAGAGAATATCTAAACCTTCGCACTTCTTATACAAATACATGTCAGGTACTCCGTACCCTTTCAGTTTTTTCGCAACCTTATATTCAAAAGCAGCCATACCGAGATTATTCCGTTTGGTGTCAATCTCTTTATATGCGGTGTACCTACGACCATTATTGTTGATAGTCCCTCTATACACTTTACCATATTCTCCTTGTCCCAATATTTTACCCTTTCCAACTTTCAGTCGTCCATTAGGCCAATGTGGAATTTTCAAGTAATCACCTGGTGAACAAGCCTTTTTACCTCTTAATTTCTTTTTGAGATTACTCTCGATGTCTGACATACTTAAACTATACCTAGATTTTTATACATTCAAGAGAAGAGTGTAATCTTCTTATCAATGTGTGCTTATAATAAGACAAGTTCATTTAATATCATACCTTGCTGACACATAACCAATACCTTAGCTAGATTTGTTTTGGGGGTGTAATCACCATATCCAACACTACTCATCGTCGTGAACGAAAAGTAGAATGGATCTAATACATTCGTAAACTCGAAATGCCCGGGTTCAAGTGATCCATATATAATCCCAAAGAGTGTGGCTATAATGAGAATGTTTTTCATCTATTGTAGGTTTATATTTTTTATTCGTCGATTTCAG